TTTTAACCTTGGAACATCCCTTGTTGGATTAGAGGCTATTGAATGCTTCTACGCCATCGCCTTTGAAGCTGGCCGTCAGGCTGAACGGGAAGAATGCGCGAAGGTGTGCGAGCGCCTAATAAGCGGGGACGGCATCTGTGCAGACAACGAAGTGTGGATTCACGACTGCGCAGAGGCTATCCGCGCAAGAGGAGATATGAAATGAGCGATGGAATGGATTGCACATGTGCGGCATATAGCGAAAGTGAATGCTGTTGTGGTTCTGATTGGAACCCGCAAGAGGTCATTGATTTGCGCCAGCAACTCGCAAGCCGCCAGAAGCATGTGTTGATGCTGCGGGATGCTCTTGATGCCACGTTGAATATGATAACTCGCGCACAACCTAGCGTTGATACGATTCATGCAGCAAGAAAAGCACTCGCCGCCACCGAAGCCGACCTTGGCGGGTTAATCCTGTGCGAGAAGGAGCCTGTTGCTTGGTACGACAAACATGGAATGATTACACATGATCCATTTGAAGGGGCAGTACCCCTCCACCGCGCAGCAAAGGAGCAGGGGAAATGAGCCTACGTCCAGTAATGCAACAAGTTCTAGCAAAAGCGCAATACGAGCTAGGAAGCTACAAACAACTTACCAAGGAGAATCAAATGGAAAAACCAAATGAAGAAAAACTTCCGCAACTTCGTGCCAATGTGTATGACGCGATTGGTACAGAGCGTTATTACCAAGAACAGAAGTGGGGAATGCTTGAAGAACACCCTCAGAGTGTCGGTGGATATCTCACACTGATGCGTGTTCATCTTGCTGAAGCAGAGGCCGCGTGGGCAAAAACAGATACCGACAAGGACGCACTTAAATGCTTGCGTAAAGTGCTTGCCATTGGCGTTGCTTGCGGAGAACAACACGGACTTCCTAAGCGCGATTTTAATAACTACCCGGAGTAGCCAAAATGCCGCACGAAGATTACTGCTATGCACTAGAACGTGAAAACCATGCATTGAATGAAAAGTACGAATATCTGCGCCAGCAACTCTCCAACCACATCAAGCGCGAGGTGATGCTGCGGGAGCCGAAGCTATGAGCGCACTAGAACAATACAAGTCAATAATGGATGAATGCGGAGAACCTGAGCTACCTATTGAACTCTTCCGGTTATTTCTATCACTTGCGCTTACTGGTCAAGATTGGCTAGATGTTGAACAGGTTATTGAAGGAGTTAGCGAACAACTCGCCGGAGCACTCGATGATCTTGAAGTAGCCAAAAATGTAGCAAACGGCAATGTTGAGGCAAAGTTCGACGCATGGAAACAGTTAGACGCGATGGAACATGAACTCGACGCAGCACTGGAGGCTTGTAAGGCAAAGGACGACATTATCCTAGAAGTATTGGAATGCGAATCAACAACCCGTCCTCCAATAAGACTTAGGGAAGCACTCGCCATCCAGCCAGACGACTTCGCGCTCAAGGATAAGCTATGACAACCTATGAACAATCGAAAGACTGGATCGAGCGTCACTTGGTAGAAGACCCCGGCGGCCTATTGGCGTGCGAGCCAAGTGGCCTCAATGAGGAGTTGAAGCTGGCAAGACAGGCCAACGAATTCCAACATCAGACCATCAAGAAGCAAGCCGCGCAGATAGCGACGATGCGAGAAACCGCACTGAATCAACAGAAGCGCGAGGTGATGCTGCTGGATGAAGTAACACGCTGCCGGGACTGGTTTGAAACACAGGCTAAGGTGACAAGCAAAGGGGGGCCGTCATCATGGGAATTGATGCTACTGCGGGATGAACGCGACGCAGCAGAAGAAGCACTCGCCGCCACCGCACAAGGAGACCAAAGAAATGAAACTAATTGATAGACTAGAAGGATCCTATTTAGTACAAGAGCAAGAAGCTGCAGAACATATTAGAGAACTTTATGAGGCTTTAAATCTTATAAAGTTTGTAGTAGAAACTGGTAGTAAAATGAGTATTATTGAAATAGTTAATTCAACATTAGGTATAGACAATGGGAATTAATGATATAACAGGGGATACTATATCTACCCCTTCACCAACACAAGCCTATAGGGATAACTATGACCTCATATTTACTAGGCCTAAAAGAGATTTGGAAAATACTAATGACGAAGGAGAATCTGGAAGTTCAAGAGAATCAGGAAATGGAGTTATTGAAGAAACGAATTCAAGTTCTTGAAGAAACAATAAAGGTATGTCTAAAAATGTTAGAAACCTGGGAAGACGTTTCTAGAAAGATGTTGTATCCACATCAACATAATACAGGTACTTTAACTAAACAGGTTATTTCAGAAGTGAGAAAAGTATTAAATGACTGAAGATACAAAAGTGCCTAAACTAGATACAGTAGTAGATGTATATAACTATTTACTTAGTATTTTATTTAGGATAAAAAATGATTGAAGCAAAAGTTATAAAAGATTCAGTGAGCGAATACGATGGAACACGCATTACAACTTTACAACTTAAATTCCACAGATTTATATTGCCTGAGTTTAATACTCATAGGGTCTTTAGTCGCAACTTTAGTTCTAGTAGAGCTATACCTACCAATAAGCTACTGGAGCAAGTACTTACGGATCCAGCTATGCCAGTATTTTGGGGAAAGAATCAAGCTGGTATGCAAGCAGAAGAAGAATTAGATCCTCTTACTAAACGTAGTGCTAAAGCATCTTGGATCGAATCGGCCAAAGATGCAGCATCCCGTGCTGCAATTATGGCGCAAATGGGTGTACATAAACAAATAGTTAATAGAGTTATCGAACCATATCTTTGGGCTACAGGTATTGTTACCTCTACTGAATGGGATAACTGGGATTCTTTACGTAGACATAAGGATGCCCAACCTGAAATCCAAGAATTGGCTGTTCAAATACATAGAGCTATAAGTGACTCTAATCCTGAATTTCTTCGTAGAGGGCAATGGCACCTACCTTATATTAATAGTGAAGAAGTATACAATATTCTAGATATTAATTTACTAAAGAAAATTAGTGCTGCACGGTGTTGTAGAGTGAGCTACCTAAAACATGACGGAACCTCACCAAATATTGAGGAAGATCTAACATTATTTAATAGATTGGCTGGATCAGTACCACTACATGCTAGCCCTTTAGAACACCAGGCTACACCAGATGAATATCATTATACAGATGGTGGATATACTAGGATGGGTTATAAACATCCCCATCTACACGGAAATTTTAAAGGTTGGATTCAGCATAGAAAACAATGGGAAAAAGAATTTCAAACTTGACTTTATAAGCCAAGTTTGATATAATATTATTTCACTGGAGATAATAATGATTAAACTATTTGGCGGAAATGAATGGTTAGAATTGAAATTTTGGACTTTTCCTGGTGGAGAGCGTAATGTTCGTATTATAAACCCAGAAAAGATTATTAAGTTTCATTCTTTTATGGTAGAGTGCATCTTCAGGTCATCAGATGATATTATAGACATGCTTCTACTAGTAAATGCTATAAGAAATATAGAAAAAAATACTAAAATATGGTTAAATATACCGTATTTCCCATTTGCCAGGCAAGATAGGGTAATGGTAGCAGGGGAGCCACTAGCACTACAAGTGATGGCTTCTATTATTAATAGTTGTAAATTTGATGAAATTAAAATACTTGATCCACATAGTGATGTTTTAGCTGGAATGTTTGATCCAGGTGTATTGAAGATAGTTGATCAAACCGAAGCCTGTAGGCTTAATCTATTACTGGCCGGAATTACGAATCCTAATACTTTTCTAGTATCACCAGATGCAGGTGCGCTAAAGAAAATATACAAAACTGCTAAAAACTTCAATGTGCCTGTAGTAGAAGCGCAGAAAGTACGTAATGTTAAAACCGGGGAGATTACCAAGACTTTTGTAAATCTTGTAGAAACTGAACCAAGACCCAAATTTATTATCTTGGATGATATTTGTGATGGTGGAAGAACTTTTATAGAACTAGCCAAAGAACTTCGCTATATGTATGGAGACTGTGTAATTAAACTAATTGTAACGCATGGTATCTTTAGCAAAGGGTTAGATGTTCTATATGAATATATAGATGAAATATATGCAACCATCAGATTAGATAAAGGAATATAATATGTTTAAACAAACTGCACTTACCTCATGTGACTCTTACAAACTTGGTCATGCTGATCAATACCCAGAGGGAACGACCAAAGTTTACTCTAATTTTACCCCACGTTCTGAAGGCCACTTTAATATTCCTAAGGAATACAAAGACAGTAAGATTTCTTGGTTTGGTCTTCAGGCCTTTCTACAAGAAATGGTTGAAGTATGGGATGAAACTTTCTTTCTTCAACGAAAAGAAGATGTTCTTTCTGAGTTCCAAGAACTAGTAGTACCTTTTGTTGGTCCTAGGGGTTTTGATATTAGCCGTATGGATAAACTTTGGGAATTGGGATATCTTCCGCTAGAAATTAAGGCTTTGCCTGAAGGTAGTAGAGTTCCTATTGGTGTACCAGTACTAACGATTACCAATACTCTTCCAGATTTCTTTTGGCTTCCTAACTTTATGGAGACCTGGATTACCGCGGAACTTTGGAAGTCTAGTACTAGTGCTTCAACCTCTTACGTTTACCGTAAAATTCTAGAGAAGTACTCTAAACTCACTGGTGGCTCTAAAGAGTTCATTGGGTGGCAAGGACATGATTTCTCTGTTAGAGGTATGAGTGGTATTCAAGATGCTGCCAAATCTGGTGCAGGACACCTAGTATACTTTCTTGGTTCTGATAATCTTCCTGCTGTCAAACTTATCAATGATGTTTATCAAGGTAAGAGTACTTTTGTAGGTGGCTCTGTTCCTGCTACGGAACACAGCGTAATGTGTGCTGGTGGTGCTGAAACGGAAATTGAAACCTTCCGCAGACTGCTAAAAACGTATCCTTCTGGTGTAGTTAGTATTGTTTCTGATACGTGGGATTTCTGGAACGTTATTTCTAATTTTGCAGTTCAACTAAAGGATGAGATTTTAAATCGTGTTCCAGATAGTCTTGGTCTAGCAAAAACCGTTTTTCGTCCAGATAGTGGTGATCCCGTAAAGATCATTTGTGGTGATGAAAATGCCCCTGAAGGTGCGGCACGAATTGGTGCAGTTGAAGCACTGTGGGGTATTTTTGGTGGTACGGTTAATGAAAAGGATTACAAGACCCTAAATCAGCGAGTTGGTTTGATCTATGGTGATTCTATTACCCCACAACGAGCTGAAGAGATTCTTCGTAGGCTAGCTGCTAAGGGATTTGCATCAGATAACATTGTATTTGGTATTGGTAGTTATACTTTCCAGTACCAGACGCGCGATACCCTGGGTTTTGCAATGAAGGCAACGTATGTCGAAATCGGTGGTGATGAGATTGAAATCTTCAAGAATCCAAAAACCGATAATGGTACGAAGAAATCTGCTAAAGGGCTTCTTCAAGTTCTCTGGAAGGATGGAAAATATATTCTAAAAGATCAGGTATCTAAGCAGGAAGAAATGTCTGGAGATAACCAACTTGAGAGAGTATTTCTTAATGGAGATATTATTAATCAGTATTCAATCGATACCATTCGTAATCGTGCAGCGCAGTTTTAACTAAAGAATAGGCAGGGTACAGTGTACCCTGCCTATTGGAGCATATATGAAAAAACTTTATTTAGATTTAGATGGTGTATTTGCTAACTTTGATAAAGCTGTTAAAAGTTTAACTGGATTTAAGTATGCTGATAATCCCGCATTAGCCTGGAGTTTTATTGATAAAGTAGATAACTTTTTTCTAACTTTAGAACCACTACCTGAAGCCATAAAGCTCTTTAAAGAAATTAATAATAGGATAGTAGTGCCAGTAACTATGCTTACAGCACTACCTATGATAACAAATAAGCTTGATACAGCGGCCAACGATAAACGTACTTGGATAGCTAAATACCTATCCCCTGAAATTAATGTTATTTGTGCAAATAGTTGGGCTGAAAAGAAAAAATACTGCAAGTATAACGACGTTCTTGTGGATGACTCAGCACGAAATATAGCAGACTGGGTTAGATCAGGGGGAGAGGGAATATTACATTTTAATAATGATATTGATTACACTTTGATCATGTTAAAAGCATTGAAGGTAATAAAATAGTGGTAGCGCCCAACCTCAATAAATTAAGTTACTGAAAGTTACATGTAT